TTTTCTGGATTGACTGTTATCTTTGAAATCTGTGAAGGGTCAATAACTCCAAGTCTTACAAAGCCATTATGTTCATTCACAAACACCGGATATAATTGCTCGCCATATAAACCAAGTTCCATTACACGATTGAATTGTTTTAAAGACCAGTTATTAACCGAATCATACCAATGTTCATCCAAAATCTCTCTCACTGAAGCATCCTTGGCTTCATAACGAATTCCATCACCAATAACAAAATCTTTATTCATCTCAAGAATACGATGAGCAAAACCATTCATCGTATTCAACCAAACGGCAATCTCAATCATTCTGTCCTGAGTTAATGGGTCTAAATTTCTATCTTTGTTTTTTGTAAGTAATCTCCAGAGATGTTCATCTTTATCAATCCCATCCTGCGGAATGATAAGTGCCTCTTTTAATTTCTCAACTTTCTCATCAACCTTTTTACCAATCAAATTTCCTGCAATGCTTTCTAATAATCTGTCTGTTATTTTCATAGTCCTCTCCAGAATGAATTTCTTCTCTCCGGTGCAAAGTCAGATGGAGTTGGATCATAAGCGACCATCCCTGCATCTACACTCGGATTGCTTCTGCAGGAGATTGCCACCCCTGCCACCGCATCGGCAATATCTTTAGAACCGCCTCTCTTATGGTCAACTCTTTTACCGGATATCAAGTCAAGTCCTTTCAACTCTTTTAATAATACCTCGCTCATATATATATCAATATTTTCTGTATAAATCAACTCTTTCAAATAATCATGTTCATCTTTTAGGATAAATCTATTCTCTGATTTTATTCCAAGGCGATTCAAACATTGAGCAATTCCAGTGGCTTGCCAGGTGTCATAAGAAAATAGTTTGATAGAAAATCCTCGTTGGATTAAATCCATAATAAAAAATTCTATTTCCCGGATATCTATCTCTCCGCCTTTCTTGGGAATAAATCTGTGGGCAAGGTCAATTACTGTTCTTTTGCCTTCTTCATGTCCAAGAGCCAATCCATAAGCATCATTCTTAACTGAAGGGTCGGCATGAAGATAATAAGCCATCCCGGGTTTTCCCTTAAACCAAGATTTTAGTTTACCTGATGAATCAATTGGATTTTCTTTTTTTGAAGCCGCAAATAATTTCTCTAATCTTTCAGGGTCCCGGTAATATGATTCTTGGGACATAGATGGTTGAGCTCCAAAGTCTCTCCAGAATGCTTCTGGATTTTTCTTTAACTCATTCTGCATACGTTCCGATTTGAATGGAAGGTTCGGATTAAAGTCCCAAGTGGGAATATGAAAACCCAACATATTATCTATATCTTTTGACTTGTGATATAAGTCACATATAATATCCCCATCGAATAATGGAGATGAGATATCTATTATTCTGCCATCCTCCTGGAATGGCTCAACCGAACGAATAAGAGCATAGTATACTCTATCCGCAGAATACTTGCCACCCTGATCCGTAAACCTTGCCAATTCATCAAAGCATACTAATTTGTTTATTGGCCCTACAAGAGAAGATGAATTTGAATGTCCAGAACGAATGATGACATTATTATCAAATACGAATTTAGTATCGGTCTCATTTGTAGGTTTTCTCAAAGCATAATACGGAGAATTCTTTACTCTTGCCTTTATCTCTGCAAATATAGTTTCCTTTGCCTGGTCTCCATTGACCGCAACATTTAGAATGTATACCTCTTTCCCGGGTGGGAAGCCATAATGCTTGGCAAGGTCGCCTTTCAAATAACAATTATATTCTTCAAGACAGGATATCACTCCTGCAGTTGGAGTCTTGCCCGACTTCATTCCGGCATTCACAACCAACTCTCTATATTTCTTCGGGCCCTTATATGTAGTGCGTCCCTCTTTCTCTAATTTCTTAATCATCTGCATCTCGCCGCCATCCAAAGGCATTCCATAAAAACATTTTATTATTAATCTCTGCATTGGAAATAATTTAAAATTCAATAAGTCTTCTGATTCTATAAAGTCTATTGGATTATCTGTTCTGCGGATTGCTCTTATATTATATAATGCCTGTTTGTAATTATCCCCTGTCTTCTTAACTATCTTTTTTACTTTCTCTTGGATTGAATTAACATCTACATTGGAACGCACCATATTGTAAATTGTCTGCCTTGATATCCCGTGTTCCCGGGCCAACTCGGATACTATGCCACGTCCGCCATTCTCAACTGACTTTTTTATCTTCAAGACAAAGGCAAGTTTATCCATGTCATGAGTTCTGGCATATTCTACTTTAGGTTGTCTGAATGATTTTGTTTTGACTAACATAATAATTCTCTATAAACTTTTAGGCTCCCCATCTTTCCATTCCGTTGGTTCTAATCTTGCGGCACCACAATTGAAAACAAATTCAACCCGGGTTCCATCTCTGTTTTCTGTAAATATTCCATTCAGATGAACCGAAACAACTCTAACTAATTCTCCTATCTCATAATATCCAGGTGCTCCCGGTTCAACTACTTTTAGAATATCTCCAACTTTGGTCTCTAAATAATTAATCATTTCGTTCCTCCAATTATTTTTACAGTTCCACTCCCGCCGCATCTCCTGCAAGGAACATTTTTATATTTCAGATTCGCAAATGTTTTGAATCTCTGGACTATCTTTTTCTTTCCAAGACACACTGGACATATTCCGGGAAGTAATTTTCCTTTCAAATCTAATATTGGTTCTTTATATTCATTCACAATTCTTTTCCTTTTCTGCTTCTTCTATTTCAGTTAATATGAAATCAATATCTATCTCGCCTTCAATCAAAGAACCATCATCCAATGTTATTTCTATATCATCTTTCCTGAATTCTATATTCTTTATTTTTCTATGTTGCAGGTAGACTGATACTTTATTCTTCTCCAGTTCGGAATATTCATCTTTGTAGTTCATACTCTCCCCCATTATCTTATTTATATATATTTTATTTTACATATCCACAAATTAAGATTTGACAATTACTTAATTTTACTCTACTTGGATTTCTTATATATTTTTTTTCTAACTTTTCTACATTATATTGCATTTCTCGTGGTTCCGATAAGTGTTATTATGTTAACTTGTTGGATTCTAATGCAGTATTCTTCAACCGTTTGGACAATTGATAGAGGTCTAAGTATAATGCATTCCTTTTGATATTCTTTAGGTTGCGGTTTATATATACTGTATTCATATTATTATTCATAAATCCTCGTCAGTAAATAGTATTGATATAATTACGAAGAGTATATACTTGACATATAGATATATAAGAGATAGATATACTACTATATAAGATAATATATAAGAATATAAGTAGGGAGAATTTACCGTGCATGATAAATACTAAGATGGAAGCGAAGGAGATAATGATAAGAATGGATAGGATAATGATTAGGATTGGGGAGTCCAGGAGAATGCCGGCACAAAGAAGAATGGCGGAAATAAGGATTGTTATTAATGTGAGGTCAATTAATTTGGTGATTTGTTTTTCTTTCATTTTCATTACTTGTCATTACTCATGTTATAACTACTTAAGCTATATATATACATGATAATATATTATTTGTCAAGTGTATTGTTTCTTATTAAGAATATCAGGCATAGAATTCCTGAGAATAAATTTAGTCCAACAGATATTCCTTCCAGAAACCTACCAATCCATGAGACAGAGTATTTTGAAATCAATCCCAGAACAATGTAAGCATTGATAGACATGATTGAAAACATAATGAGTTGATAATAGATTTTCATAGAGTCCTCCTAATTTAAAAATAATCTTCTAATTGAGAAGCTTCTGAATTATCTTTTACAAATGTTTCTATTCGTTTATTTTCTTTAGATACTTCTTGAATATATTTACACATCTCACATTCAGGAGATGAATCAGGAATATCTCCTTCTATACATTCTTTTGCATGAACAATAGTATCTTTAACTATCTGCATTTTGGTTGGAATGGTTAGAAGTCTTGTTTCAAATGTTACTATACAATTAGTTTCTACTTTCTTAGGCCAGAAGAATAATAGATATCCATAATTAGTGGTTGGATAGTTGGTAGATAATAATAATTCATAAGTAGATAATTGGAATGTATAGTAAGATACATTATCAGATTTAAGAGCGGATCCTCTTGTCTTATAATCCAGTGGTATTAGAAACTCTCCATCTTGGATACAATCATCCAAGGCCCCAGATATCTGGACTTGATTTTCTTTATCATGGTAAATTAGATTTGTATTTCTCCAGGAACGCCAGGACTCGAGTAATTTTGTTTCTTTAAATAACTTGCCTTCCAGTTGTCCTTCTATTTCCGGTGGAAGTTTATCTTGTTCTCTGTAACTATCAAAATATTTCTTAATAACCAGGTCCATGCCTCCAGGAAGAGAAGGGAATATGCCTCGCGGGACCTTAATCCCATGCCAGTTCAACCAGAAACATCTTGGACAATTATTGAATAATGCTAATCCGGTGGGTGAAAATTTATACATTTATTTTTCCTCCATTCTTACAAGTTTGAATTTCTGGTTACATTCTTTTAAACTCGTATGAACACATTTATATTTTAAATAAACATCACTAACAGAGCAATAATAGACAATTTTAACTTCCTGCTTTGGTTTCCAGTATCTAAAGTTTGCATTTGCGATTAGGATTAAGAGTGCAACCTTTTTTCGTGTTTTGACATTGCACCACCAGACAATCCCTTCTTTTTGCAAAAATCACAATAATAGACTTTTTTTAATATTGTTTTCATCGGTTTTCTCCTTTTTGACCTCGCTGTTTAATAACTGATTTTGACTCTCCACCCTCCACTTGAATTTTGAGAGTTATTTCAATCCTGATAATTTATATTTCAATTCCCTATTTTTAAAAAGTTATACTTGCCGTAAGCACACAAGCCGCTACCCAATAAATCGTATGCCTTATATCCCCTTTGACTAAATAAGATATTGCAGCCATTAAATTTAAAACCATCATAATTATAGGAAAGATTTTAGGGTTCATGTTATTTTCATTAACATCATATAATTTTCAAAGGTTGGTTTCTTATTTTCTTTACTTCTCTCTTCTAAATATCTGTCATGTTCAAGTAATATATTCCGACCATCTGCTTTCAATTTAACAATATATAAATCTATCATGCCTGAAAATTCTGTTTCTCTTCTTGCTCCAGAAAGATACACCATAGTTTTGAAATCAATCATATAATTAATTTTCCGAAGGATGCAGATTGAATGAAAATTTATTCTTCATATATACTTCATGGACTTTATCTATTAATTCCCGAAGCATCTCTCCTCTATAAATAAATTCATTCTCTAATTCAATGGCAAGAACATTAATGCCAGAAATCAATTCACGACATTCATTTACCGGAACTAATGTTCCATTTTTTAACTTGCCATCCAGTTCCATTGTCAACTCATGAATCTTGGAATAAATCTTACCTCTGATTTCTACGTTCTGCATTTAATTCCTCCCGGAGTCTTTGATTCTCCTCTTCAAGTTTGTCAATGGCCTCCTGCTGTTTATTCAATGCTTCCAAGTATGAATCTCTTTCCTGGATTAATGTATCCCAACATTCACTGCAGTAATGCCAATCAGGTTTGAGTTCTTTACCGCAACAATTGCATATATTACCCACAAATCCTCCATACTATATATAAAATAGTAAGAATTAATACAGAGATAGATATAATACTAATATAGATAATTCTCTTCTTCCGGGTCCATAACTCTTCTTGTTTCTTCTTCTCTAATGCATTCTTCATATCATTATATCCAGAAACTTCCGGGTTCTCCATATACCAGATAACATCATCAAGTTCTTTTGATTTATCCCAATGTCTCTGACAGAGATATACTTTCTTTTTTGATTTTGGAAGAATGAATTTTTTAAGGGTAACCTTATACACGCCGGAATATATTCCGCAATATTTACACTGAATCACGCCTCGTTCTTCGGCTAATTTTATCCTTGATTTTAACCATTCTTCTTTCTTCTTCTTGGCTTCATCGGTTAATATTTCCATATTAGAATATCTCCTTTTCCTCTTTTTTTCCGATGTATTCATATTCGACGATTTTACTTCCGTCAAATATTTTTTTTAAATTATTTATCATATTTAAAAATTTATATGTTATAGTATCAAAATCTTTGTTTAAAAGTTCAATTTCTGATTGATACCAAATAGGAAGTCTGGGATATTTAATGGTTGCCAGAAGAATACCCTGTTTGTCTAATGCAACACAAATTTTTGATTTAGTGGCTTCGGTCTCGACAATTACAAGATTCGTTTCACTCATCTTCATTCTCCTTATTTCTTCCAAGGACATTTGGAGACTTATGTTCTTTATATTCTTTTAAACACATATCACAATAATACATTCCACCATGCTTCCGGTGTTTTAATCCCTTCCCGCAACCATTACACTTCATTCTTCTGATTCTGATTCTATTTTTATTCATATTTATATTTTAGAAAAATCAAGTTCCGCTGCTTCAAATTTATTCATAACACTTTCAGGAACCTTATCATCCGGAACAGATTCTTCAAGTCTTTTTATATTTTCTATCGCGCTAATTTCCTGCATAGTTCTCAGTTGACCTCTATTCCCATCAGCATCCTCTCCATAATTCTCTTTCCAGACTTCAAAAGTTATATCAGCAGTCCATTCGACAAAATAATCCTTGCTTTCTTCTTCTTCAATAGTTACTTCCTGAGTGTAATGACTTGTTTTCATAATGTCTCCTACAATGGCCTGAATTCACAAAGCCTTCTAACAAACGCAAGGTCTATCTGTCCGGTAGGCCCTTGTCTATTTTTATCCACTTTTATAGTTACCTTCAAGGCATCATCAACTTCTATGTCCCGGGGCCAGAGAAGAAGAACCTTATCGGAGTTTTCTTCAATTCCAGACGATTCTTTTAAATCTCCCATGAAAGGTTCCTTCCCTGGGCGCATATCAACCACCCGGTTGAGCTGAGAGCCAAGAATTACTATCTTCCTATCTTCCAATGCAATATCTTTAATTCCTGCCACTATATCTGAAAATCCAGCGGCCCTTGTTTCGGATTCCTGTGGAAGTCTGAATCTTTGGAGATGATCCAGGAAGATATACTTGAATTCATATCTATTAACCAGCTCGTGAATTTCTGCTTTATTGAATCTGGAAGTTTCATATATAAATAGATTCAGTTTAGATATTTCATTCGCGGCATTCATGGCAGTCCGTATTTCACCATCCATTAAATCACCTTGTGTTATTTTGAAAGAATTAATACCTGAACGAAAAGATATTAATCTATCTATTAACTCAAATACTGTCATCTCCGCAGTTAGATACAAACATTTAATTCCCTGGGAGGCTATTCTATAAGCCATGTTCAACATCAAAGAAGTCTTTCCATTGCCAGGACGACCACCTATTGTTATCAGGTTCCCTTCCCGGACTTTGCCAATAAAATTATCTAATACTTCCATGCCGCATGAATATGTTTTTATTCTACCAGAGATTAAAGAATCCATATAATCCACATACTTTCCTAAATCTTTGGAAGTATCAAAGACTGGATTTAAAGATTTAAACTCCGCTTCTTCAATTAACTTTTTCAATTCAGCAGTATCTAACTCTCTGTGTTTTGAAGAAATCAAATCAATCTGAAATCTAAGATATCTAATCTTTAAAGCCCTCACATAATTAGGATAATGAGAAGTTGAAGAAATCTTTCCCATAGAAACAGCAAGAGTAACCAATTCTTCAGGTAGAAATCCTTCTTCCCTTGCAATAATCAAATCTATACTACCTAATTTATTTAATACCTCAACTATCTTTTTAAAAATATTTTTGTTAGTAGAATGAATAAACCAATCAAGTTTTATTCCTTCCGGGCTGCATTCTTTTGGTTGTAGAAAAATACAAGCCAGGACTGCTTCTTCGATTCCAATTTCTTCAAGAAAATTTCCTGACATTTAAATCTCCTTTTGAATTATAAAAACAGAATCTGCATCTATCAATTCCCCTTTTGTAACTAAATTCTCAAGCACCATTCCTGGCGCAACACTTCTCCAACGAATAGAATTTGAAAATTTATCAGCCACACAAGTTTTATAGGATTTTCCGGTTTCCAAAGACTTGAAAAATATATGTTTAAAGGTTCCGCCGTATTTAGATGTGCGCAATTTTATACCCGTGATAAGCGCCCTCATGGTTGCCTCCATCCTATTGCTTTGCTTATTTCAGGAGTAAATCCTCCTGCTTCTTCCCACATTTTAAACATCAAATGATTTAATTCAACTTCCTTTTCATTCTCTGGACTTCTTAAAAATCTATGCCACTTACATAGTTGAAAACGGTCTGCGGCATTAACTTCTTCTAATGAAGGATATTTCATTTTTACTCTCCGTTTAGCTGAAGAAAAATTATATCTATGGTTTTTATCTCTTCCAATAAAGATTTTTCTAAACAACCCACAACTTGTTTACCATCCTTCCAGATAGCATGTGCTCTGATTCCCTCTATTAATCCGTCTTTGAAATCTTTACTTTTATATCTCAAAATATTTTTCCAATAATCATTTTCACTCATTTCAGCCTCCGTCCGATTTTATTTGCCCATAACATTAAGAATATTCCGATATAGAATATAATCCCTTCCCGAAAATATAACCATAAACCATAAAGAATTAATCCAAACCCAATCGTGAAAAGAAAGGCAGTAAAAGCCTTCATCAGAAAACTAACTATAATCTCTGATGAATTTCGGTTAAGTTTACTTCTTGCAGAAATAAGCTCCCTGCAATTATCACAGTAAGAATCAAATTCTGTTTTGTCATTTTTTGGCTCTGTTTCCCATCGCCGCTGACATTTCGGACATTTTAAAATAGGCATTTTAATCCTCCTTAAATTTAAGTTTTTAATCTATGATCAATATCTGTTAGTTCTAAAATATTACATACTCCTGCAATTCTTGAAGCAATTCTATCATTAAATCTTTTACTGATTTCCGATATTGATAAATTACTTGTAATAAACATTGGTTTCATTTCCCTGATTCTTGTATCTATCAATAAGAATATAGCCTCTAAGCTCCACTCACTTATCTTCTCGGCCCCAAAGTCATCCAGAAATAAAAATGGAGTTCCTGTATATTTTTTTATTATATCAAGTTCAGAACAGTTAGAATCCTTTTTGAATGTATCCCTGATTTGCATTAATAGTTCAGGCACTACTACAAACTTAAAGTTTTTTAATTCCAGCCACATTCTTATAGCAAGAGCAGAAGCCAGATGAGTTTTACCATTACCACATCTGCCAGTTAAAAATATACTCTCGGCTTTGTCCCCATATTCTGATATATGTTTATATATCTTTTCATTGTTTTCGTTTACTATAAAATTTTCAAAAACCATTGTTTTATTAATCGGGGATAGCAAACATTCTGAAAAATTCCTATCAAGTGTTGCCCGTCTATATAGAATTTTTTCTTGTTTATCTCGTTCAACGTGGAATTTCTTTTCACAAGGTTCACATCTTTTAAGTTGTAACCAACAAGGTTTATCTGCAATTTTAATTAAAAATGGTTTTACAATACTACTACAATCTATACACTTACCATTTTTAGGCTTATCCGGTGATGGTTTTGAGATTTGCATATTTATCCTCCGGGACTATTAGACTTTTGACATCACTATTTGATTTCAAAGTATCTTTACTTAATACTGCATCAGCTACCCAGTTTAAGATGGCTCTATAATCAGAGGTATATTTGTATTTTTTTGTATTAGAGCCAACCGTATTATCTAACTTCTCTATAAATCTTTTAGTATTATATTCACCATATTTTTTAATTAGAGTCTTGTATTCCTTTTGAGTTAAATGAACATACTCTGCAAATTCCTGTTTGTCTTTATATGTATCTTTTATAAGTGTCTTTGTAATAGTGTCTTTAGAATCTATATTAGAAATCGAATGTTTTTCAAACAGATTACCATCTGTATATATGTTATCTGTATTATTATTCTTATCATTCTTATCATTCTTGTATATAGTGTCTGCACACTGTTGCTCTGTTGTTGCTATCGTGTTGCTATCGTAGTTTTTTGGGTTCTGATAAAAGTCATAGTTTATGACGGTAATTACTAAACCCCTTGTTGTTTTACGTGTTGCTATCATTGTTGCTCTCAAGAGTGTCTTCATTGCTTTTTCGCATTGCCACTTGGTATATTTCATTTTTCGATAACCAATATACCAAGAAAGCCCATCCTGAATATCCTTAAATGTCCTGACACATTGTCCTCTTTTTATATCCCTAAAATCCGCATGATTACATTCTTTCAATATCCAATCCCATATTTCTCTAACATAGGGTGGAGTATGTGCAACGTAAGAATCTTGAATACAACGAGCCTTAATATAATAACCACCTTGTATTTTTTCACTTTTCACGAATTCCTCTATGGAATTTAAAAGCCCCTGTAGGATAAGGACGACTTATGGCTAAACATAAGGCGAGAATCCTCCAGGGGTAATTAAATTCTACATTGAAATTTTTGTTAATTAATTTAGCCATTACTTCGTCCTTGGCTCAACTATACAAAATGATTTACAACTTGTCAAGCCCTCAGAAATTCTTTGCTTTCTTTTCTCCGCCTTCTTTCTTTACAACCAGTGTTTCTGAAGCATTGATTGTGAAAGAATATCCTTGATGTTGAATATGTTTTACATTATCCTGTTTCATTTCGGATATTATCTCTATCTTTTTTCTTTTGATATTCTCCGAAACAGATTTTGCATCGTCTTTCAAATCAAAGAATTCTTCAATAGCAACTGCTACCTTTCCGGGTTTAGGAACTCCAGGAAGGGTCTGTTGCTTTGGTTTGGATTTTTCCTTTTTTTCTGACATTATATCACCCCCTTATTCTCCAATAAACGAGAATGCTTTTCTATTTAATCCATTATTGCCAACTAAACTTTTTGTTTCAGTTCTATGATCCACCAAACAAGGAATAGGTGTTCGAACTGGCATATTTCTCAAGGGCAGGTATCTGGCAATGCGACCATCGAAAGGCATATCTTTTAAATGAGGTTGACTAGCAAACTCTAACATCTGTGGAATTATCTTGGTTGGCAAACAAATTGAATTACCAAACATCAGTGTCAAATCTTCATGGTAACCTTTTCTATATGCTTCCGGGGCCAAGGGAATCTCTCCCCAATATAACGAATATGCAAAAGAATCATCTTCCAGGATTCTATTCAATTCAGAATAAAAATTCTTACATATCAATGAATCATCATCCAATACTAAATGAAAATCTGCGTCTGAACTATATCTTGACCATGCATTTTTGCTGTTTTCATTAAGTCCGGTTCCGGTATCCAAAGCAATCATAACATTACCAAGTTTAGAAATCAGATATTCTAAATATTGTTTTCTTGCAGGGTGAAGTAATATGCAAATGGATATTCTCATATTAATTTCTGTATAATAACAAGGCTTCCTTATCCGCTGGCACCAGAAATTCTATTAATTCTTTATCAAAAATCTTATTTCCAAACTTTGCAATGAAATCTGGACTTTCTTCATAATTTCCACGGTATATTGCCCAATCGTAAAAATCTCCTCTAATGGCAATCCGTTGATTTCCGAGAATCTGTCCCGTAGCAAATATTGTGTGAGGTTTCATTTCTTTAAGTTTTTCAACTGTTAGTTTTTCTTTCATTAGGATACTCCTGGATGGAAGTTTCCCATCCCACATTATTTTTTATGAATATTGGTTTCTTTAGTTCTCTGCATTTATCCAATATCCTTTGAACCCATATTTTTTGCAATGGAACCTTATTTGAACCAGTGAGTTTTCCAACTATAACCCAATCCACTAATCTAATTACTTCGTTCCATTGTTTGACCAAGTGAGGATCGCCATCTCCATTCATAATGTCTTCCAGAATAGGTTCAAAAGAAATGAAATTAATGCATTCGGAACCAGTTGTCTTGGCAATCAATTCAATTGCTTTATGGACTTCCCGGGTATGATTTATTGTTACACCCATCCATATATTACCGGGCCAATGCAATTCATGTGGTATTCCTTCAGGAGATTTTGTAAGCAATTGAAATGTTATATGTTTATACTTGGAATCAAGTAATTTTGCAAATACAGGGCATTGCCAGTGAATGGAAGTCCAGGGAGCAAATAAATCAGAAACGGAGCAGACAAATACTTTACATGGTTTCTTTATCTTATCAATATCATTTAATCGTTCTCGGTGAAATTCTGGTTTAAAGGATTTTCCAAATCTATGAAACATCTTTCTGGCATAACAGTAATAACAATTCCTTTCACATCCGGTTATGGGATTCCACGACCAGTCACACCACTCTATTTTTGATTTATTTAGACTCATATTCTTTATTCAATCTCCTTATTTTATCTTCATCTATCTTTCCGTAAACCCTAAAATCAGATATTTCTTTCCCATCATGTTTCTGCATTTTTTTGCATAGATATAAAGTGAATTCATGCTTTCCAAATGTATGCGCCTGTTTCAAATTCCAGGAGAATATATCCACACTATTTTTATTCTTCTTATGCATACAATCCATAACATAGAAATATCTATCCAACTCTTTGACATAAACCATATCATAATAATTTACTTTACCCAGAAGGTCTTGTGAGACTGCAATTATTCCTTCCTGGACTTTCTCTCCAATGGAAGTATAATGCGGAGAACTATCGGTTTGAGATTTGACAGGATTATACATATAACAGGAAACCTTGCCAATCAAGGCTGGTTTCCTTTTCTGAAGATAAATAAAATGATTGAGTTGAACTAAGGCAATAGCAATTAGCCAAGAGAGTAGAACTACCAAGAACCAGTTAATTCTTTTATCTGATTTGAATTTCATTTGAATTTCCTCTTAGTATTTCTTTTACTTCTACTTCCTTGTCCTGACATATATCTCTACTAAATTTTGCAACTTGCATTTCATTAAAAAATATAACCCTCCAACCCAATTCTGCAAATTTTTTACTTCTATCTTTTTCCCATTCATCTATATTCACTACATTTCTTAATTTATAATATCTGGCATATACTTCTATTGCTATTTTTTTGCCATTCGTATTGATAAAATCTGGATTCATTCCATTGATAATGAAAGAACCGTTTCCAGTATATCTATATGGCAATTTATATATATCAATAACAGATTGAAATGCAACTTCCAAAGAAGAAGGAATATGTCTAACTAAACATTTTCTTATAATTTCCGCACTTCTTTTCCTGCCTATCAGTTTGAATCTCCTTTTATCTATTATTTCTTTTGAATATTTTCTATTCTTTGAAGCCAGACTTATTTTTGCTTTTGCTTCTTCCGTGTGTCTATATCCCAGACCATATTGATTTCCTTTCATAAATGTAGACATCTTATTCTTCCATTCTTCCGAATTATGCATTCCTTTTCTTGAAGGAATCCATCCTTTATTTCCCAGACGTATATTTCTTTTCCATTCCTCTGAAAGATGTCTTCCTAACATTGGAGATGGCCTTCTTTTGGTTGCCAGTCCAATATTTCTTTTCCATTCTTCCGAAAAAGGCGGTCTTTTCTTACCTCTAAAAAATCCTATTTTTCCTGTATTAATTAGACTTAACTTTTTCTTTGTTTCTTCCGAAAGATGTCTTCCAGTTAATGCTTCGCTTATTTTTTTTCTTGTTTCTGGAGTATTGATAAAACCTAATTTTAATTTCCTTTTAATTTGTGCCATGCTCATATTTTTCCTTGTCTCCTCCGAAAGTATCTTCCCTTTATTTCCGAGACCTATTTTCTTTTTATGTTCTTCACTAAGTGATATTCCTTTTCTGCCATTGGGTCTACCCGTTAAAGTTAAAGATATTTTTCTTTTGGTATCTTCTGAAAGTTTCTTGCCCATATTAGATTCACTTATTTTTCTCTTAATTTCTTCGGAACGATGCTTTCCTAAATTAGCAAGTCTTGCTTTTTCTATAACTTCTTTTGGAAAAATTTTGCCTTTATGTGCTTCACTCAGTTTTCTTTTATGTTCTTTAGAAAATGGTTTATGAACATAAATTCCGCTTGGCATAATTAAAAACCTCCTATAACCCAGTGCAGTGGATTATAAGAGGTCTATATACAATAAAATAAACCCTCTGCACCGAGTCCTTGTAAATTCAACTTCTGATATACTATACATTGTTTTTCTCAAGAAGTCAAGCAAAATTTTTATTTAAATTTTTTTCTTGCCTTGGTAACATCTGCGGCCCCACTCGGCCAAAAGTAGGCTGTCACTACAACCGTCTAACTTTCCACCTCTCGGGCCCGTAAGAAACTTTGCATACTCAGGGAATAACTGGCAAGCAACTGTATACGAAAGAGCCTTGGTATCCCCGGACATTCCAAAGAAGAATTCCTTCTGCCATACTCGGGGATGCACTATCATATATTTTAATCCCATGCCAACTAACAAGCCAGACCATAATCCATATCCAAATCCGGTGCTCCAATTTGAAACAGAACCCTGGTCGGGATATGCCTGAGATTTTTCAAGACAAACAAAATCTGGCTTTAGATCCAGAAGAATTTGCTTGATTAGATTTAAGTCATAGCAAGTTTTTATTTTCTTACCATTCTTGATTGTAAATACAGGGGTATTCTGAACGAATGGTTCTTTGCCACCAATCAAGGCAATTCCACCCCGCAAACCGCAATCTATTCCGCAGAATCTTTTTTCCATTATTATAATCTCCTATCAAAAGGGAATGTCAATATCATCTTCTGTTTTTTCTTTAGAATTCCCTTCCGGTTCTTCTTCTTCCTCTTTTGAACTGGATTTCAAAGCCTTAGCACGCTTTATCTTCATTCTCATTTTATTATTGTTATCTGCCTCATGGACAATCTCTGCTTTGATTCTTTTTTTATCAACCTTATCCGGGTCCCAGATTGTATCCTTTCCTTCCTTCCTGCCGCCAAGGGCCAGAAGCAATTCTTCAGACTCCCAAGGGAATAAAAGAATTGTTATTGTCTTGGGTTTTCCCTCCAATACCAAACCAAACTTCCAAAGACGATAATGAGATTTAGCAGTAGCAAACTTCCCGGGTTTACCCATAACAGTTAACTCATAAATTCCGTCCTCTACATCTGAACCACCACCGGACGTGTTCGTTCTTTCTTCAACCATGATTTTCCTCCTTATTGTTTTTATATGCGAATAATCGGATTTTCATTTCCTTGAATGAATTCGCATATTCTCTTGCATCCACCTTCAATTCGTTATTCCAATATTTATTGGAATTTTCCTTGGCTTCCGAAGGAAATATGAAAATAATTTCTTTTAATCTTTCATCATATTCCAAACGAATTGGTTTTGTGAATAGTGCCAATGCAGAAGCCTCGTGCAGTTCTCTTGTTCTAAATTCTTCTGGCATTATTCCTTACCTCCTTTCTTGAGTTTTCTCAACTTATCCATCCCATCTTCCAGTTTATCCAATGGAAGATTCTCAATTTCTGTCTTTGAAGAAGTTCCATAAATAGACTTGAGAGTTTTTATTCTCATAATCTTTTCTTCATCTGTTCTTCCTGGATATCTCAAGTCCAGTTCATCTTTCAATAGTTCAAGTGATATGAGTCTCTTCTTTTGATTATCTGCATTTGACCAGTCTTGTTTATGCATGGCTTCGGAAGTCCGGGAAGTATCCATTGCCTTATGAGTTCCGCCAATATTCAATGCCTTTATATGAGGCAAGAAATTATCAAATACAGGAGTATCAAAATACATGGATTGGATTTTATTAGCGCGGTCTTTAAGAACCCAACACCTATTGATAATTCCGGCGCCCACTTTTTGATTATCGGTTCTTACTCTTTCCATTTCAAGAAGCAAGGAAGGCTCGAATCCGGTCTCTGCTTCTACCTTCATTTTGGTTCCGGTTCTCTGTAATTCCTTGGCCCCTTCATCATCTTCCACATGGTCAAAATCCCAACCGGCCCTGCCGCAGAAAATTATATGAACCTTGGAATTGATAAATGCATCAGAAAATTGTCTCCAGTCTCTTTTGAGTTCTATCCAATGATGTAATGCAATTCTCTTTACGTTTCTCTTTGCCATAAAACTATCCTGTAATTCAGTCCAGAAGTGCGTTATAGAGTCAATTAAAAGAATTGAGTAGTTCTTCTCGGCTTCTTTAATTGCGGCTACTAAATCCACAAAGGCTCTTGATTTGAATACAACCAGGTCAACCTTGGCTGCTTTGAATTCTGGTATCACAAAATCAGAACCTGTCTCGGTATCTAAAAATGCAACTGGTTTTTTTAGGTTAGCCCACTTATGCAAACCGATCGCAATCTTGGAAGCAGTAAAGGTTTTTCCCGACCCCGCAAATCCCTGACAGCCACACTTTAAAAATGCAAATTCCATCTCAGCCTTTTTGAATAGATTTTTTTCTGCCATTTGAATCCTCCTATAATAATTTTGGATTTTCGTAAATGTTTCCAATAACCTCAAATTTATTTTGATTTTGTTTACAAAAACTATAACCAGATACTCCGATTTTTTTAAGTCTATCTTCTATGAATTCAAAGCAGAACTTGCTTTCCTCATCATTATAGATTACAATTTTTCTATCAGGATTTTTATCATCATTAGTTATACAGGAAAAGTTGTTTTTATTTCTGATAATATCCCCTTCAAAAATCTCTTTCCCATTCTTGTCCTTAAGTCCTGTGAACTGCATGATAACTTGTTTAGGCGTATGCCAATCTTCATGTTCAACATCTTCTCCGTTTTGTGTGCTATGCCACAATTTATATTCTTCAAAATGAATTCCATCTTTATCTATAACCCATGCCTTGCCCCATTCTCCGTCATCATTATCTCCAGCAGAATACCACATTTCTAAATTATCTACATCCCATGCCCTGAATTTAATTTCTCTCATTCCCACCTCTCAATATGAATTTGAATTTTTGAATTACTGACTGCACCATCTCCTCTATTCTTTCTATGATATTGCATAACCAACATGTAGTATCAGTCTCGGAAGTATTTTCTATTGGATTTTTATATCCAATAAACTTTCTATATCCAAAATATTTTTTATGGTAGCAACAATATCTTAACATTTTATTTCCTTAAGATAAGCAGAATCTTACCATCTTCTGTTTTTTGAATCTTGTCTCCCTTCCTTTTGTGAACGGTGCAACGGGCATGGATGTTTGCCAGAAGGTTTCCATATCCTTCAGCTTCTGGAATTCCGATAATCTTATCCAATATGGATTTTGGAGTATAACGGCCTTCCGTTAGGTAACCATCAATAATTTCACTTAAACGCCGCAAACCGCCATTTTCCTGCGTTTTTGAACATCTTGGAAGGACTCTGGAAGATTCCATAAGGGCCCGGGATTCCCTATCAACCTGGTCTTTCTGGTATTCCCGGATCGGATAACCATACTTGACTTCTATTTCATTCTTGGTAGCTTCTGATTTGAGCAGAACTTTGGATGGTAGAACTTTGAGGATGGTAATTGGGATGCCTTGCAAGGTGAGATACTTTTGTCCGACTTTTGCTTCTTCTACTTTCATTTGAATTTCCTCTTTAATCTGAATTTAATCATCTACCATATAATACAACATAGAAAGCAAGAAGTCAAGGGCTTTCGAAAAATATTAAACTTCTAAATTCTTGACATTTATATGCAGACAATTATTCTCTCTTTCTTTTACTAATGTAACTATTCCAATATTAGGATTCTGTTTCATTGCATTCTCTACAATTTCAATTTCATCATCAATTGTTTTTGCTTCTTCTCCTTCCTGTCCGCTTCCACCACCGATATCAAGGGCAGTTCCTAAAAAATGGGGAGAAGGTTTTTTTATAGTTCCTGCTTTTATTGTTTCACCTGCTGCATTTTTGTAGTCATATAAACATTTGCATTCGCATGGAGCAGCGATTATTAATCCCTCAACTAATAGTTTACTATACACTTCTAACCAAATATAATTACCAGTTTTAAGTATTTTTACATTCACGTCATCTGCTGTAAAAATAACTGGAATATTATATTTTCTTGCATAATTAATAATTAACTGTAACTGCCCTTTTGGTTCTCTTTTACCACTTGTCGCATATCGAATCTTATTTGCCATTCTAAAAAATGAATCTAAATTGTAAGCAACCAAGTCAATCGAAGAAGTCAGAATTACATCAGGATTAATTCTTAAAAATTTATTTTTCGCTGACTTGAATTCTTTCACTTCCATTTTTTTTATATCTCCTGTAACATTTTTTACATCTACATTTTTTAATACAGATGGCACAGATTTTATTTCCGCAGTCTTCGCATTCGAGAATATATTTTTGAGGAACTGCAAGATTACAATCCACGCATTTTTCATTATCATTCATAAACCTATGAATCTACTTGAACATTCCAATCTGCATTAACATAATAATGTCCTGCTGTTGGAATATCTCTTTGAAGTTCAATAAAAATATAATCATCTGTATAAGAAGGGGGAGACGTAACCAAACTCCAGTGAGTAGTATCAATATTATCTGAATCATCTAAAACTACAAAAACGAAACTTATGGTATAACTTGAACCCGCTTTCCTTACTCTGAATCTACAATTAAATCTAAGTATTTTGTTTGTGGTTGGAAGGCTGCTTCTGTAAGTTCCTTTTTCATACCATCTATCACATAAATCATATTCAAGGGAAGGACTCCTGGGTGTGAAACCTGCCGCTTCCGAACCTTGAACACACATAACATCATCAAAATAAACAGTAGCATCGCTGTAAATCATAAGTGAAATTTCTAATTTAGTAGCGCTGGCATCTATGGTTCTGGTAACTGTTAGTTCTTCCCAGCCCGTGGTAGTATTATAAGCAGATAAGGTATTTCCAACTCCATCATCTATTTTTAAACACATTTGACCAGTGGCACTTGATTTTACCCAAACAGAAAGAGATATTGCCTTCCCTTGGTATTCTTTGTAATTCTCAATAGTTTGTTTAATTACCAAGTCTTCGGTGCAGACTACTTTTAAAGAATAATTTCCAGAATGAACAATAGAAGATTCTCTGCTTACAGTATATCCAGTTCCGCCTCCAGACATATACCAAACATCTGCGGTAAATTTATCTGCACCAGTAAAAGAATTCCCTCTTTGCCAGATTTCAAAACCACCATTTATTAAAATATTATCAAAAATATTTGATTCCTGTAATCCTAAAACCAAATTATTAAAATCTGTTTTTGCTACACTTCCAACTGTTGCTACGGGCCAGGTCATAAATCCTCCTCGTTTTAATATCAAAAAAATTATTAATATTAATGCTTCTATTAATAAATATATCATATCTCAATTAAAGTTGCATTAACTAAAAAGAAAGATAAATAAAAATCTTGTGCAGCGAATAAACCTTCATTGGTTAAACTAATTTCTATATAGTTATCTTCATCCACCATAATACCTTTCAAAGTGCTTTCTGCGGCATCTTCCCAAGGTTCAAACCCGAATTCATAATCCGCCGCCGATGGGGGATTGCCCACAATATAATAAGTGGTATCTCCGGTAGTTGCTGTAATATATTTTATTTCTATTTTTGCAGAACCGGCGGGAACGTCTATTTTCAACCATCTCATTTTTCCTGCACCACCCACAGGTGCTTTTATTTCAAAAGTTCTGGTTGTCAATGCGGGAACAGAATAAGTCTTAATATTACATACATTTACTAAATCAAACATTTTATCCTCCTAAGAAAATACAATAATATAAGCAAGAAGTTTTCCAAAAACATCCGAACTTAATTTTGCAAGAGTAACGTTGGCATCAGTGATTGCCGCAGTCTGAATCTTTGGAGCACCCGCGGCACCTTCAGTAAGCGCATCGAAGTTGGCATCCATTTGATTCATTTTGGTATGAGATAATATTTCAAGATAGGAGAAGCTAAGATTTGTCCAAACAGCCATAAAGTCCTCCTCTATTTATTTTCTAAAAAATTAATCAAAAGCATTTTGCATTGTGGGCATACTTCTGGACTCTTTTCTTTTTTAGTAAGTTCATCAATATATGTTAACTCACATAATTGCAACCAACCAGGAAATCCGGACCCGAATATCTTCTCTGTTTCTTCTCTGCCGCACTTCATACATCTAATAGTTCTTTGTTTTCTTTCTTCCATATTTTTATTATACTAAATTAATCGTTTAGTTCCAAGTTCTCCAAATACAGGGTCACCAAGAATTAACCATTCTTTTAAGTCTACTATTACGCCTTCAAGATTCATTTCTCCCTTTCCTATCTCTCCTCTCTCAACTTCTATTCTCAAACCTTTATTTGTAAATCCCCTGAATGCCTCTGTAATATCAAGTCCTCTTCCGACTCCAGTTGTAAATCCTTTCAATGGTAATAAGCATTCTCCCTTTCCAACTGGCTCTTTTTCCCTATCCAATTTTTTAACTGCATAAGCCTCAGCCGAGTAATATCCTGAATGCCATACTACCACATCTTTTTCTTGCAGAGTAAATAAACCAAAGTCTGTTTGCGATTGAGAATTTTGAGCAATATGGGAAGATGTCCAGATTTGATTAGCAGGATTGTATCCATAATAAACAGTTAGATAATTCATAAGTTCTGAACTATCAATAAATACTCGAGGGAACTCCAATAAGTCATCTCTGGTTATATCAGTCGGAGAGGTTGTATCTTCAATAAAAATTCTGAATCCTATTTTGCCAGCTCCGGTAACATAAATCATGCTATCAGTTATTCTTGCTATTTTTATTAATAATTCTTCAATGGTCTCTCCCGTAAAATGTCCCTGAATAGAATATTGAAAAGTTGTGCAGTATGATTTCCAAGCCACCCATAAATCATAATCAATATCTGTATTTGCAGAACTTGCAGTGGTATCCAATCCACCGTAGGTTGTGAGAATTGTCCAAGCCAGGTCAGCAGGATTATATGAACTATGAAAATAATTTAGAGATTGGATTACTGCGGTGCCAGCGGTATAAGAAGCAGAGCCAATATTATCAACAGAAGTATCGAAGCCAAGAAGAGTTCCAATATTTTTATTTCTATTTGCTTCAATGGGTGCTTGCGAACCATACTTACCACTCTTCCATAATAATTTTAATTCTCCAGCAGAACGAGTGATTGTAAATTTCCTTGTAGAATTACTTGAAGTCACTGTGTAAGTGCTTACTGGATCTGCGGTATGCAAGGCATTGTATATCGCCTCGCATAAAGAACCAACATCATCTTGATTTAATCCTGCTATTTTATAAGTGCCTTCTGCTACCTCGACATTAACTTGTCCCCATCCTGTCCTTGCAAAATCAAGATATTTATTATCATCATTGACTACAAAAGAATCATCATCATCTCCGACTTCTGTTTCCAAAACAATAGAAGTGTCATCTCTTAAAGTCAAATCCACTTCTCCTTCCCTGAAATCTGCATCATCTAAAACTCCAGTAAATAAAATATAGCCATCCGCCCATTCATAATTATCCCAGGTAAACTCATCCCATAAATAAATAGGTATATTGAATCCTATTATGCAGGTTTTTTTTAACCAAGCACTTTTATTAGTTAGAATAGTATTAAAAATCTGAGTAGTATTTGCAAGAGTAACAGAAATATTTCCAAGGGTAATGCTTCTTACATTTCTGGAAAGAGATGATATTCTTGTAACGTATTCAGAATAATTAACTCCATCTATTAAAAAATAAAAATTGTAATTGGGAATGGATTTTAAACTTAAAAAATCAGTTGTATAACTCATAGTTCTTCCAACTCCAAAGTGCCTCTAAAGAATGTTTCCCAATTGGGCCCTGCAAAAGAATCAAGAGGATTATTTTTATTCATAATTTTTACTGAATAATATGTTCCTGGATTACTGGTATAATCAGGATAGAAAGTTAAAGTAGTTACATTCTCAAACCAACCCACTATTATATTTTTATCAGTAAGATTCACAAAATCCATTGGCACAGAATAATATTTTTTATTGAAAATTAAATAAGTATAAAGAGTTCCAAGCAGTGCCCTCATACTTAATTTATTTTGTATTCCAGGTTTTCTATATCCAGGCGTTGAATCAAAATCAATAGGATTTATTCCATCTGTCAATCTCATATTACTCATACCTTGGTCACCTCTGTCATCTTGCCTTCTCTGGCAAGGCTTCTATATGCTTCAAAGAATTTCTTTTCTGTAATTTCTTTTATCAAAGATGGGGGAGCCGCCATCCAGTCTGCAAAGGAAGTCACATTTGGAAATTGAATTATTATTTGACCGATGCTTGTGCCACCACCGCCTCCTGGAGAACTTCCCAAAGGAGCAAAAGTTTCGGAGCCATGTTCTGCAAAAGAATATACCTGTCCAGAACGTCCAACTCCAACCACGGGTTCATTGAGAGTTCCTCCAGATTGGAATCCAAGTATTCCACCCAGAAAACCTATAACTCCGCCACCACCAATTCCACCAAGAACAGTCTTTAATGCCTTTCCCAAACCTATGGCTTTAACTATTTCATCAGCAAGTTCTTTTAATACATAATCAACTACATAATTTTTAAATTTCTCAAAAGCAGAACCCCAATCCCTTACTCCAGCAACCATAAGTCCAGAAATTTGTTCATTCCAAAGTTTAGTTTTTTCTAAAGAATCTTTTCCTAATTCCTCATTAATTTCTTTTATCTGTTCTGCTGTCAAAGCATGGTTTTCAACTTTCGCTTCTAAAGTCTCTTTTTCTCTTTCATTTGCCTCCTCGCTAATAGTATTAATTCTCTCCATCGCGGTAGACCATATTTCATCTATATTATCTCCATGTTCTTTCAAGACATCGGGAATAGATTTAAAATCAAAATTTATTACTTTCATTATAACAGAAGCAACATTTGAAAACCCTTGAATCATGGTAGAAATTACTGCCATCGAACCAATTCCAACTTTCTCAATAGTAGGAAGCCATTCTACAAATACTTTTAATACATCATTGAGAGATGGAATCATATCTTTTCCAAGTCTCTCTTTTACATCTCCAATAGTATTCTGGAATTGTTTCATTGGCCCGATTCCAGAATTTTTAATAGATTCAGCCATGCCACCAAAGTTCTTCTGCATAGTTGTTAATACTGCTCCGAATCCTTTTGACTTCAATTCAGATTCATCTACAATCACTCCATATCTTCTTAGTAAACCAGTATTGCCATCTGCGGCAAGACTTACTGCCCGGAATGCAGTATCCAAATCCAAGTTCATTGCAGAAGCAAAGTCCAATACCAAGGGAGTGATTTTTGAAACTACATTGGAAGACATTCCCATGCTCATTGAAAAGGCTTGAGCAGAAAGAATGGCTTCATCATTATAGATGGTTAAGTCCTGGAGAGCGCTGGCATTCTTAATGAATGCATCGGTAAGTTCTTTTGAATATTTTCCCTGAGACCGGAGAGCACCTGATAATTTTGTTTGAGCAACCTCGGCTTCTTCGTAGGCATCAAATAAAGATTTGAAACCTACCCCAACAACTGTTCCGGTAATAATGCTTGATAAAGAAGTGAGGTCGGAAGTAAAACTCTTGATACCTTCACGGACACCTTTTATCTTATTAGTGACTTCATCTTTTAACCGGATAATTATGTCTAAAGGTTGTATTGCCATATTACCTCAAAATTAAAGAAGGACAACAACTTGAAAGGCTTCTTCAAAATCGCCATCCTTCTTCAAGGCAGAAAAAGTTCCCAAGAGTAGGTGCTTGGGATTACGAATATTTCGTTATTGAATTCTTCAAGGTTATCCTGCAAAGATAACCCGAGGAAGAATCATATTTTATCTTACCGGTTGCACCAACAATTATTTGTCCCGGGCCGGCAATACCTATTGGATAAGTCATATATAGAACTTTAGGAAATGATATTGTTAGGGTGAAATAATGTGAAGTTTCAATTAATGAACTTGTGAATACTATTGTCCATGCAGAGGTAGTCCATGCTTTATATTTATCATACTCAATTCTGTCTTGAGTTCTGAAAGTTGGGGCAATTGAACCACTTCTATAAGTATCGCCCTGCAACATTCCAATTCTCTTGGGAGTGGCATTTAAAAGAGGAACGCCAACCAGTCCATTATCAAGATTGAAAGACAAAGTTTCAAGATAATTGTAAGCCGATCCTCCAATAGAAATAACAGCCTCATCCCAGGTGAAAGGTTTGGTAGCTTCTAATGTGGGGGTTGTAATCGCCAACTTTGCCTCATCTTTACCTATCCAAGAGGTTGTGAGGTTGAGAATCTTCGCTGCAACCCCATAAGAGAACGCCAAAACGTTCGCTACGCAGCCAGAATACTGAAAACCATTAGGAGACCCTATGTCACGATTAATTTCGAGTGTATAAGGCGGAAGAATGCAATTTCCGGGACCCACCCGTATCTCATAGATAGAATCGGTGCTAGGTGGAGTCCAGGTGGCAACCGTAAGTGTCGTTGCATCATTAGCAGTTATATAACCAACTTGCCCTGCTCCGGTGCCAGAAAGAATATGAACCCACATCCCAACATAAGCATTTACAACCCAAGTCTTCCCGGTATCTGCCAAACTGGTCGTTCCTCCACCCGTGGCAGTTCCCTTTTGAGCAGTAGGTATAAAATGAGAGAATGGAGTAAAGACGTGTTGATAAGCCAATGTTCCGGGTTGAGTTGTTGCTGGTTGTCCGAACCAAGAACGGAGAATATATCCAAGACCATTTGGGTGGACTTCGTGAACAGTATCCCCCATAACTCTTCCGAGTCCTTCATAGGATTCCGGTTCATCCCTTCTTGCATGAAGTTGAGCAGATAAATTTTCTTCAATAACCAAAGCCATATTTTCAGAATTGAATTTCAAATAATCAGTGGCCGCAATGGGAGTCCCCCATGCCACTTCTTTTGCAACTCCAAGATGAGTTAATAATCCGCTTCCCATATTCAGTCCTCCTTTTTGTTTTTCTTATGTCTCTCTTTTTTATCTAATATTTCTACAAAACCTTGTCTTTCTAATTGTTCAGCCAGGTCACTATCCATAAATACTTCTTTTCCTCGTACAATTTCACCTTCCGTGGTATATCTATGAACTAGAACCTTAACTTTAATTTCCATATTATCTCCCTTAACGCCATTGAATCTCTTCTTGAACATCATAACTCATCGCAACTCTATGACACAATACTTCTCCAAACATTCTTGCTTCTATAACTAAGACCTGGATAGGATTTGTTTCAAATGCTTTAGCATTTAATTTTACATTTGCCCTAAAAGTATCGCATATTTTTTCTATATAAGTTTGGAATGTTTTTTCTGTTTCTGCTGAATCATCTAAAGACATAAATCCCTCTATCATATATGTATGAGTTCTTAAATTAATAGAAGTTGTAGAATGTATTTCCAAACAAGAAGTTCTATATATTTGCCAACCAAGAATTTTAGTTCCATCTTTAAAAGCATCGAGATATGATTTCCAAGATACAATTCCTTTGTCATTTGGAAGTCGCATATAATCATATATCTTGCTTCCGATAGTTGTGGATATACCGGTCATAACTGATTTTATTTCTGCTCTTATTAATGCTTCACTCATTTAAAACTCCCGATAAATTCATTGCACATCCATTCAAATTTCTTAACTATGAAAGTTTCTGAGGCTTCCAATGCATTCTCAAATATATTTTTTGCTTCTATGCCTCTGTTTTTAATTGCTCTTGAAACTAAAAATCCAATCTTTAAAATCATTTCTTCGGAAGTTGCCAGTCTTTTCCGTTCTACCCATCTTGTCACTGCTGCAACATTAGGCCAGGTTCCTGGACTTCTTCCTGATTCTACGATTATAGCATATAACAAAGGCGAGAATACAGTTCCTATCATATCAAGAGCCTTACCAATAACTTTGGAAGATACCGAATTTCTATAAATTCCCGCATCCACCGGAGCAGTCTCTTTAATAATTCTCTCAAGAATAGAAACAGATTCAATCATGGTCTTTCTTGCTAAGTTATCAAGTGTATCTTCTGCTCCCTCGAATTGCTTCAGGAGATTTTGGAGTTGGTAAGTCGGAATCACTATTTCCATGCTCATCTGAATTCCTTGGGATGGGTTAGATGTCTGCCACCCCATATAAAACCAGTATCAAAATCTTTTACTACGGAACCCGCGTCTATTGTTTCATCTGATTCTATCATTAGTCTTTCATAATCTTTATATAACTCTTCTGCTCTCTTTGCATACTCACCACTCTTGGATTTATAGTCTACTGCATCGGCATTTATTATTGGTTCAGAAGATTGAGCATAAGCCTTTGAAATTGCCTTACAACAATAAGAAGCTGCAAGATAACATAAGGCTTCAAAATCATTTGCATATATAGTAGAAGCGGCGGCGCTTAAAGTATGAGGAACAGTATACCCAACTATAAAATTTTCAGATGCTCCGGGAGAATCATCTAAGAATCTTATTTTACTTCCTGTATCATCTGTATGTATTTCCCAATCTTCTGTTTGCAGATATACGGGAACCTGTTCTCCTGAAGGATATTCCAATGAATCTATATCGGAAAAACCATCTACCCAAGAAGTTGGCATGGTATAAGAATATCCACCATCCCCTGTATATTTCTGAAATAACATTCTTGGTTTTCTTTTGGAATAGAATTCAACCGCAGAAAGAATGAGTTGATCCACGTCTCCTGAAGTAGCAGTTAAGGACAATACACCCGCAGTGTCCTTAATGATTATTCCAACCTTAGTCCTGAAATCTGCAATCGTGATTGTCATTTATTTTCTGGAACCTGTCCGCCAAGATTTTTGATTATGTTTCCTATCTTTTCTACTATCTCATCATCTTTTGTTGTTGTAGTCAATTTTGCTATACTTCTGCCAACTGTGTAAACTATTACAAGTATAGCTATGCCTTTTGCAACAAGAACTACCGGAATAAAACCAACTACTGCTGCTGCAATACTTCCCAAAATTGTTAAAACATTTAGAATAAATTCCGTTGAAAACCAATTCCCTTTTTTTAGCATTTCCTTTACCTCCTGTAATATTTTATTTAACTTAATCAATAAACTGATATTTTGTATTATTCCCATTTTAACTCCTTAGACCATTGTATCTATTTATTTTTTCATCTATTCTTTTGATATCCTTGGATATATATTCTATATCTTTTGTGAGACTCACTAATTCCTTTCCCTGTTCTTCATCTTTTTTATCTCTCATAATTTCTTCTTCATCAAGTCTTTTATGAAATGCTTTTATAGTTCTGTCAACATCTTCAATTTTTAATGTAAGAGAATTTTTAGTTTCAACTATTGCTTTTGAAATACTTGCTAAATGATTATACACAATCCATCGTGTCAGTAAAAATATAACAATACAAAGGATTGTAATTAATCCATAAGAACCAAATTTTATTAAAAACTCTATATAAGGAAAAAACATTCATTATTCCTTTATCGTATAACCAGTAGAGATTTTTATCAGTTTAAATTCCCTATCTTTTATGTTTGTAGTTGTTAATTTAACTGAAGCCTTATATGTTCCAAGTTTAGTTCCTTTCATATCATAGATATTATATGTAGTTCCGCTTGATAAAGTCAATCTACCAATGATTTCTTTTTTAATGTTTTTTATTTTATATCCATTAATATATTCAATGGTTATAGGTTCATAAATATCTTTTGTTATAGTATCTATTTTGTATGTTTTAGTCGTTATATCTGCGGGTATGCTCTTATTGTCAATGGCAATAGTAATAAGTTTATCAGTCTTTGCACCACTGATTAATATATCGCCCTCACAAACAATATCAACCCTGTCAGAATCCTTTGTCGGAGTTGTTTTGACTGCTACACCGATAATCTCTTTTGTGTCCTTGTTATATACTACATTTTTATCTACCGCAAACACGCCTGTCGCCAATCCTAAAATAAAAGCTAATACAATTAATGTTTTCATATATGCTCCTATTCAAATGTTATTGATTTTGATTTTCTTTTAATTGTTGGTATAGTTGGTGCGGGATAACTATTATTATATATATTATCTATTTCTGTTTGAGATAAAGCGTAATTAAAAACTGCCAAATCATCAAGGGAACGTAAATCTCCATTATTTATGCCGTTAAGATATGCTCCCAGATAAGTTTGTGCACTGCTTGTTCTTACGGGGTAATTTTGTGTCGGCTGGCTTCCTCTAACTACTGTATTTATATACACCCGCATATAATCATTCTTTTTATATGTAAAGACAATATTATACCATGTTCCTACTGAAAAAGTTACTCCTGATGTTTCTGTTGAAATTGTTACACCATTTGAATTGTCTACATAATAATATATAGTTCCAGTACCTTGATAATAACCAGTCCATACATAACCATTTACGTTCATAAAAAATCTGCATGAGTCACCAATTCTCGGTGAAGTATTCCAGTTAGTCCAAAGACTTACAGTAAATTCATTTAACCCGTCCAAACCCAAGTTATTAGATAATGAGGAAAACCCCTGCTGATCATTTAAAGAAGTTTGTTGAACTGCTTTTCCAAAATTTCCAGTTATTCCTACTGTTAATCCGGTTATAGAAAATGTATCAAATCCAATAGTATCAAAACTTTTTGTTCCGCTTGTTTCGTCAAACGCCCAATGCCTTAACAATCCTGTATGTGTGTCAGGCACCTGACTATAACAGGTTGAAGTGATAAACAGCAATATTAAAGATATTTTTTTCATTTTATGGGTGTACTTCTGTCAACTATATACCAGTCTTTATTAGTGGAATTTAATTGATAATCAATATAATCTTCTCTTATCATTATCTTTCCATTTTTAATTCCTTTTTTATCATCATCAAATATTTTTTCATAAAGGCATGATATTTTTTTAATTTTGCCGGAAGTTTCCCATGATTTAACAATGTTTTCGCTTTCAGCATTAATCGTTATTAAAACTCTTGTAGTTGAATTGTCAATTTTAAAATATCCGCTTTTGCTTGTATAATCACAGAACCCGGAAAGTGCTGATGTAGAATTATATATCATAGTATATCTTCCGGAAGGCTGGGGATTGTCTTTGCTTGCAGTTACTAATGTTGTTATGTCAGTTGTTTTATTTGAGATAGTTAAACTTGACGGGTATACAAGATATGTATAATTATGGGGATTATATGATACTATTACTTCTTGGCTGAAAACAAATTTAACAAAAAATAATATTAACGCAATAATTGTTAAATACAGAAATATTTTTAATTTCATTTTTTTAAAATTGATTTTTGGAGTTATGCCGTAAACATATCCACTGGTGCACATTATTATACCTCTATTGTCCAATTTGTTTTCTATACCTGAAAGTTGTATGGACTATTCCGTTGCACCTGCCAGATACCACAGTTATTGTCATTCCGCTATCCATAGGCACAGAACTTGTTGAAAGAACAACGTTTGAAAAATTAGTATTGGCATTTAAAGACATTGAACCGTTCATTAAATTTGTTCCATTTTCTATTTTTTTACAACTAAAAGTCATAGCGGTTATTGGTGCAGAAGAAGCGTAAAACCTCACGTCAATTATAGTAAATGTTGAACGTGAATATAATTCGGCTATATCGCCTGTTTCTGCCCATGTACTAAACTGCATATTAAACTGCCCTGTTGTCCACGCAATTAGGTTATTTAAGGTATCAGTATCAGTTTTTACATTTGTTTTGTATGCGTCAAAATCTGCCTGTGAAACTCCGTCTGTTGATACTGGCACTCCATTTTGGTATATTTCAGTTGCGTTAAGAATGGTAAAGGTAGTTTGCTCTATTTGTGATTTTGTTAATCCGCTTGCTCCGGCGCCAAATCCTGTTGTTGAAGTAAGCACTGTTCCGTCGCCGAGTAATATCTGATTAATTTGTGCGTGTGTAAAAGTTGAATTTGCCACGTCTACCAGTGCAGAAGTGGAATTTTTTACCGCTTGAAATTCGGCATTATCAGCATAAGACCCTGTTGAAGAAAGTATTGTGCCGTCAGATAAAGGCAACCCCGCAGTCATAGCTACACTTCCGTCTGTTTTTAAATTATCAATATCCCATGAATTTATATCACTTTTATTTGTATTGTTTGCTATTACGGCGTTTGCACTTCCGGCGTTATATACGCTGTTTCCTGATATGACACATGAACTTCCTAAAATGTTATATCCAATATTACTGCAAGAATTTACTATATTATTTATGACATGAATATTATTGCAAGAGGAAGCTATATTTATCCCATTTTTACAATCATCAATTAAATTACCTTTGATTACGGCGTTTGTTGTTCTGGACAAATCTATTTTTGAATAGTTACCGATATCTCCTAATGATTTAAATATGTTATCAGTAATGTAATAATTATTTAATGTCGTTGTTCCTGTCCCTGTGTAATAGATTGAATGTAGTTTTGCATATTGTTCAATCAGGTTATTTTTTATATAAATATTAGAATATGTGTTATTTGCAAAATAAATAGCTTCGCCGACTGTGAGTGCCATATTTGCTAAATAACAATGGTCTACTGTTATATTGGAATTTTCGCCTGCAAAAAATATATAAACACCGCCAGCACTGCTTTGTATTCGTATTTCTAAATCTTTTATATAAATATTTTTTGCATTATTATTTATATTTATTTGATTATTATTATTAATACAATTTAAATAGGTTCCCCAACCTTGACCTGTAATTGTAGTATTAGATGATACATATAAAGTTGAGGTAATATTATATGTTCCATTTTCTGCTATTATTTTTCCACCGCCGAAATAATTTATTGAACTTAAAGCCATATTCCATTCTATGTCGTCATTTGTTCCGTCACAAACAAAATTGGCTATTGCTTGTAATTCTGCGGGGGAGTTTGAAGCACAAATATATATGGTTGGTATTCGTGCCGTGCTACTACTTGTAAATCCTTCGGGTACGATAGTTGAAGTAAGGACAGTTCCGTCGCCGAGTTTTATCTGGTTTGCCTGTAAGTGCGTAAAAGTTGAATCTGCTATATCAGCTCTTGATAAACCATACGTCGGTGTTGAGTTCCAAATATTTGTATCTGCATTTTCTCTATCTGTTATCTCGGTTTCGATTAGGCCCCGGACATCACCGGTACTCACGCCCATTTCAGTTTTGTATTCATTAAAAATAGAAATCTCAACTTTGGTATTATCCCTTAAAGTTCCAATGCCTTCAGCATAAACTATGTTTGAATAAAGTAATACAATAGATAAACCAAATAATATTTTTTTCATGGTTTTCTCCTATTTAAGTGTGGGAACTACCCATGTGAGTGTAGATCCAACTACCATATTTGAAATAGTGAAAGTAACTGCCTGGGGATAATCTATTGGAATGTTGGTATATTTACCATCGTTTAAATAAATAGGAACTCCCATATATGAAGATTCTATTTTACAATATTCAGAAGAAGGACTTTCATACATAAAATAAAATGCTTTCACTTTATCGGTAATGGTGATAGTGGTTCCTGTTGCGCTTGTCAATAATCCTGCTGTTCCAGAACTCTTATATACAGTTTGTCCTTCATATAATTTAGCAGGGTTTTTTTCATAAGTCGTGGTTCCTGCATTCAAAGTATTCTGTATGCTTGTTAATTTTTCCGTAACGGCATTTGAACTTTCTATAACAGAGTTTTTAACATCAAGCAATCCTTGAGTTATTGCTTTTGAACTGGCATTAATTTCTGTTTCTAAATTATCATCAAGGATAGTCACTGCCTGGACTATTCCAGTGGAACTTGCATGAATTTCATTCTTAACATCTGTTAATCCCTGGGTTATTGCTCTTGAACTGGCGGTAACTCCATTATTAATGCTATCAATCTGCGATTGTGTTATATATGTGGTTCCTCCTATGGTAAGAAGGTGTAAATCGGGATTAAAGACATCACTGATTACTTCATCCGTAGGCCAGATGGCAAATAGATTTATACTCAGTCCAAATAAAATTAAAATTGCTAAAAATATTTTTTTCATTATAATCCTCCCTTAGGATTTACCAACCCATTTAATTTCAAAAGTGAATGATGGCGTTCCACCACCAATAACATACTTGACACGAATCCACTTACCAAAATTAGTTACTCTTTGGACTTTGTTTATGGCGGCGGTAATTGGAAGAACGGAATCCAAAGAGAATGCATCTCTGGCAACTAGAGTGTCAATATCTTCTGCGGCGGATTCTATTGTTATATTTAATGTTGGTGTTGTCCCGGAGGCGGCTGAAACTAAAATAAAAAGAAGAGCTTCTTTTACATCATCAACTCGAAACCAATTTGATTGACCTCCTGTGCCCCTTGCTGCTGATGCCAGGATAGTCTTTCTCTGGCAAATATGAAATTCCATTTTGCCCTCCATGAAATGGTCAAGGAATAGCAATCCAATCATTTGGGTAATTGAATTGCTATTCCTTAAAACCCGATTCTATCTATTTAAAGAACTATTTTACAAAGATAGTCGCTGTTACAATACAAGCAGGATCTGATTTTCTTATGATTAAACCCTTTACTGCTGTCAAAGGATTTGCATCACTGAACGGAATGAAAACTGAACCTGCATTTATGCTTGAAATAACCACAGAACAACGAGTTGTCACTGTCGCTGTTCCAGTGCAATTATCATAGATGGTTATTGTCTCATCCGCCACCGTGGAATCTTTTGTTAAAAGAATTCCATACACATTCCAATCTTTAGATGCTGACAATAATGGAATGAACGTTGCAACATTTCCACCATTAATCGGATGGCTTGTCACGGTCACAACGTAAGAGGTCATGTTTTTCAAAGGAGCCGCCTGAAGAAAAGAAGCCATCAGGATAATACAAACTGCTAACATCAAAAACAAATTAAATAATTTTTTCATTTTATTTCCTCCAAGAAATTTAAACGGAATATATTTTCAAACTCTTTCATTAATTCCGAATTCTATCACGCAACCACTGATTTAAACATTGTCCGGTAATCCAGAGGAGCTGTTCCAAATATATGTCTAATCTTGTAGGTTATTTTATCTGCTGTAAATACTGAACCTACATTCGGCATATCCTGAACGAACAATTCTGGTTCTTCTTTCCCATCAAGGAATCCAACTTCAATTGTAGGCTGTGCATTCGGGTCTGCAACTATCGCAAAATCTTTCGCATCTGTCCAGTAAGGAAGAATAATATAATCCAGTCCCTGTGTCGCATGAATGTTCGGTTCTGTTGCCGCTTCATTTGTCGAACCAATCAAGGTCTTTGAAGTTTTAAGTTTGAAACAGAGTTCTTCAAGTTCGGAAGGAGCGAGAATGAACTTCGGAATATTTGTCATTCCAAGAACTTCATAAGCATCTCCGTAAGCAACCTGATCCATCATTAACTGTTTTATTTCAGAGAGGTAAGCAGCGGAAAGTTCCTGGTCACCCAGATTGCCATGGTCTGCATGGAATAGAACTTTGCCATCCCACATTGTCACTGTGTTATTCACTATCTGGTCAAATATCGCCCTGTATAGTGTCTGCGCGGCAGCTCTTCCTAACTTCTTAGGAATTCTTTTAATGGAACCAACATCATCGTTCTTTATCATTTCCATTGTCAAATCTTCCGTTCCACCTTTCTTTCCCACTGCATAAGTCATCTCATCATCAGTCGGAGATGAGAGGGCCTGGTAAGTTCCTGTTTCTGAAACTGCAGGTAACACACCATATCCACCCAATAACATTCTGCGCTGGGTTCTGAAATCACTGACAGGAATTATCTCTGATACTATTTTTCTCCATGACTGTAATTCTGGAAGCGTATATTCAGCAACCATTCTGCGAGTCACTGAATCGCCAAGTATCTGGCCCCAACTGGAAGTCTGGAGTGATTCCGTAATCTTCATGTGCTGATATTCCTTTGGAACGAAACCAACGGATTCAGATAACATCTCAACTGCAGATGCTTCGTGTAATCCGGTGACTTTACGGAATGCCTGTCTGAAGGATTTGAAACGAGGAACATTGTCAATGTCTTTATCAAAGAAGAATCCATCCATCGCTTTCTGTAGTTTGTCTTTTTCATCCAAAGTCACTTCAGCTCTTCCACATCCCTGCACCTGACTTGTTTCCTGAAGAACTGCGGCCAACAGGTCTTTCTGACTTTTGATTGCTCCGTCAATTTCCTCTTTGCTCATGATGCGGCCCTTATACTGTGTCATCATGTGGTCTCTCACGGGAACGGGCAGTTTGCTGTCAATGAGTGATTCCTTTAGCGAGAGTTCGGATTCTTTAATCTTCAAAGAATTATCAATCTCATCCAACTTTGTTAACTTCTTTTCTGCATCTTCCAACCTTTTTAATTCCTCTGGTGTCATCTTAGTTTCCTCCTGGGTTATTACTTCTGCTTCCTTTGCTTTTTTTACTTTCTTCTTCTGCATATATCCATATTTACCATATCCCGCTGGCGGATTATAACTTTCTTCTGCATAAGGATATCCGTATTTCTGAGCATTCGGATATTCATATCCACCATTTCCCTGCCCGGCAACTGGATATGCGTAACCATATTTATCCAATTTTGCCTTCAATAATTCCAGGACTTTCATGGCTTCATCTTTCTTATCACTATCAATCAGGTTTATGACCTGGTCAATAATAGAAGAATAAAAACCAAGTGCTTCCTCGAATTGTTTTTCATCTTCCTGAATTTCTACAACTTTATTCAGGAGAGTTATTGCCTGCTCTTGCATGATGTTTTCCGGGTCAATCCCTTCAATCAACTTTGCATCATGCTTTGAAACGAAATCTAACAAATCTTTCCAGTTCATGTTTACTTCCTCCAGTGGATTTATACTTGCAAGAAGCCTTATTAATTGTCCTCCTGCTGATGGTTGAGTAACAATGTCCACAGAATTAATCTTGAGTAAATCCGTGACTCTATCTATCATCCTTCCCTGATAATCTTCTTTCACGGTTATCCCTGCACCATCAATAGATAACCCGAGTAAAGATTTCTTTCCATGCTCCCAAGCATCTTTCAATAACTGCGAGAGCCATTTCGCATTCTCGGATATATGAAGTTTTGCCAAGATTCCCCATTTCAGATTTCCTTCCGAATCCCTGAATGAATCAAATCTTGGTTTTTCATACCACCCGACAATGTTCTTAATTAATCCCTGAGGGAGCATCTCCTGAACTTTGATTGGAAGATGGTTAAACATATTCCGCCCGAATTCAAAAGCAAATGCTTTTACTCCGTCAAATAGATTTACTGAATTTTGTAGAACTTCTTTAGGATAGAGTTTTCCGTTCTTAGATAAGCCCGCTTCGATAAGACATACATCCCATTCAATGCCTTCCTTGTCTTTCGATTCGAGAATTTGGATTTCTTCTTTGATTATTTCTGGTTCCATAAGTTAAATAAAAAAACCGACTCCTTGAAGTCGGTTATAACAAATCACTAACAACTTGATATGGTTATATCATACAAATCAGATTTTGTCAAGGGGGTCTTTTGAAATTTCTTTGTTCTTTAAATCCAAGCGCAATTTCCCCGACGAAGTAGGTATGATTTCGTAAATCCTGCCATTGAAGTCTACATCTACTGGTTTAGTTATATTAGAAACTTTTATAGTTCTATTTTCTGCAATAGATATTTCTTCTTTTACTGGTTGTCCTGGAAGTTCGCTCTTTGAAAATACCCAGATTGTAGATTGAGGAGATTCTTTTTTCATAATATAATACCCATTCAATATCTTACCATCAAACTTAAAAGAAGAAAAGTTTGCATTATCTTCTAACCATTCCACGTTTCCAGAATCTATTATTTCCATATAGGCGGATATGATTTTATTCGGGTTACCAAAAGCCGAACCACCAAGTTTTCCTGTAAACAAATTATTTCTTTGGTCTAAGTATGCAGTCTGTCCAGGACTAAACTTTGCATAAGTTTCTTTGGTTTCAACTATATCTCCATTTTCTAATTTCACAGAATAAATTCCTTGAGAGATTTCTTTTTCTATTGTTACTGGTTTTATTTTTGAATCAATAGCAGGTATGCTGCCAGAAAAATCTAACCAACCATGAACAGAATCTCCCATAGGAGATTTTAAATTAACAACCTTTCTGTCTGCGGTTGCTTTTTCTGTTCTTAATGGATCCTGCCAGATATTCCATTCATCCAGATAATCTTTTCCAGTATCAATTACTAAATCCCAATGAGAAGCAGTTGCGGGCATATTACGAATTACCTCTTGTCCTTTCCACCAATGCCATCTTAAAATAAACTTTGATTTTTTCTCTTGGATAATAACCTCTTCTTCTTTTAGCGGTTTATCTTTGAGTTCTCCGTTCGCAATTAATAGATTGTAGGATTTATCCATAAGTGCTAATTTTTGCTCATTAGATAGTCCTGGCTTCCACCACCGCATATCTGAAGGTATCTTCTGTTCCCACTCTGGCGGCAACCAGGAGACTCCTTCAGGTGGAACATCCTCATGCTTTTCTCTTCCCCGGGAAGTCAAAAGATACGGAGTCTGTTCCACCATATTAGTCCATGTTTGCCATTGGACTGTCTGTCCCGCGGGTGGCTGTTCCCATTCCTCTCCAACTCCAATAACTCTTTCAACCATCCTGCCTTTAAAATGTTTCATGTCCAGAAAGAATTCTTTAAAGTAAGGTTTTTGAACTCCAAGATAAGCCATGCCTTCATCAAATGTTATCAGCACTCCATAATTTTCTTTTGTAGCTCCCACCTGTCCGGGTTCAATTTTTACTTCACGAGCATTCATCCACTCCAGGGGCTGTTCTGCTTTTTCAACCATGACAACCTTTTCATTCGGATTCATATCGGGTCTAAATTTTCCCTTCTCTAATAAAATATCATTCCATTTTTTTCCTTTCTCAATAGTATCCACGGGTTCAGTAATCAAACCTTCAGGTTCATTCATTAAAGTTTCACCATGTAAAAATCCATTCTGCCGGCGTCTAAAATCCAAATGAACGGAACGGCCTCTGAAATGATTTGTAAACACGGCATAATTTTTAGGATATTCTTCAAGTGGTCTTTTCTGTTCTTGTATATTTAGAATTCCATCTTCGTGATTTTGTATTTCAATAAACTCTTCTTCTTTAAGAAATAATTCTGCTTCTGCATTTACTTCTTCGGAAGCGGCTCTTGCTTGTTCAGAAATATTTTCAAAATCTTCTTCAGTGATGGTCGAAGATTCTTCTACCTTTGCTCCTTCCAAAACTCCCCATTCTTCAAAAGTTACTATTCCATTTTCTATTATTGTATGAACAGCATATATTGCATCTGCCTGCGGAACAATGTCATAATCCTTATTTAAAAAAACTGTATATTCATCATTTTCTTTATTTTCAATTATACTTTCCAAACTTTCTTTTAGAGTTTTAAAGAAAGAATAAGTTTTTGGATATTTGGATTTCAATATTCTCCTCTTCCCACCATGCCAAAATTTATATGCTTCTGCAAATCCTTCTCCGCCATTCTTATTTCCATATTTGGTAACTTGTTCTTCAGGCCAGACATCCAATAAATAATCACCTGATTTTTTAGAACTCATTCTATTCATCACTCTATGTCCGACCTCATGAGCAACCACTCCTCGCATATCAGATAATGCTATTCCTCTGTCAATAGATATTTTATCTTTTTTATACTCATAAGTTCCTGCCGCAACATATTTCTTCCCTGAAATAACCTGCGAAGCCATTTCACTGTGTCCCTTGATTTCCATCTTCACGCCTTTAATAGATTTCTCTGGCAATGTTGACAGAGATATAGCAAGCTCTCTTTGTTGAATAGGAGCCAAAGTTTGAAAACCTTTTATTCCCCCTGTTTTTTGAATGAGTCCAGAAACCTTCAATGGAATCCTCTGACCACCTTTGGTAATCCAAATTATATCTTCTTGTTCTTGCATAGACATTCTCATTAATGTTCTTTCTTCTGGTTTCATAAATTCAATCTTCATCCGGGCCAGAGGAGTATAGTTTGTAAACTTACCTTCTGTTTCGGGAACCAGATGGATTAAGGATTGAAGTTCTTCGGGAAGTTGAGACTGCAGTCTGAATCTCAATTGCTGAAGAAATCTCTCGCAATAAGGACAATGGTGTTCGGCAACTTGGGGATTATTCCAGTTAACCCAGATATCCCAATCATGGCCTTCACCAGAAACCACGGTGCCACCCGTAAGAGCCAAGAACGGGTCTTTGAGATAAAAGTCCGTATTGAAAAATTTCAATGCATCTTCAAGAGTATACTTCCCATCCACTGATTTTACATGGAAGTCTGCAGTTGAAAGTTTATCTATATCTTCATTATAGCGATGTTCCAGACCTCGCCTTTTCAGTTCATCGGCTACAAAGGCATGGGAGTTAATCGCCATTTCATCGTTTGCCTCGGCACCTCTCTCTTTCCAAATCCTGACAATCTCGGCGTGTCTTTGGATTAATTCCAAATCGTTTAATTTCTGAAGTTCTTCGGGCTGGTATCTTTCAGGATTAAATTCCTGCAACACTGATTCAGCCAACCAATTATTATTTTTTGAGAATCCAAAGTTAGAAAGTAATAATTCATTATCCTCGTGAAGTTTGCCACTTCCTTGATTCATAGTCCTCAAAACCTTTAAATTCTTACAACTCAAATCAGAAAAGTATTTTCTTTCATTATTATTACCAGCATAACTCAATAAGAATTTTCCTTTTATTTTTTTAATATAATTATTTATTTCTTCTGGTTTTAAATCCGTGGGTAAACTTCCTTTTTGGGTATAATAAGGCGGGTCAAAATAAAAAAATGTATTCTTGCCGTCATATTCTTCTACAATATCTTTCCAATCTTTATTATATATTTTTACATTTTTTAATCTTTCAGTAAGTTTTGAAAGTCTACTTAATAAAGTTTCTTGATAATTATCGCCTCTTCTGTCATCTCTTGCAAAACTATCTTTCATCTTGCCATAACTCCAAACATTTAATAATAAATGTTTGTAAAATCTTTCTTCATCATTTTTTGGTTTCAGTTCTTTTATCCTATCAAAATTCTTTTCATTACAATGCCAGTCAAAACTTTCTAATTTTTTTATTTTATTTTCATTCAAACCTTTTAAAAACTTATATGCAAAAGCAATCTCTGAATCTTTGTCATTTATTATTTCTTGCTCGGAAGGTTTTTTCTTAAAGAATACTGCGGCTCCACCAATGAATGGTTCTACATAGACTTTATGCTCCGGGAAGTAAGGGATTATTTTTGAAGATAATAATCTCTTACCTCCCGGAGAACCGAAGGCCGGTCTTAAACCTTCTGTTAAGTCATCGCAAAATAAATCAAATAAAAATTCTGAGTTCATTTTTCTTCGTCTTTCTTTACATCTTTATTCATGACTTTCTTTCTGCCGCCACCTACAAAATCATAGACGGTGTAAGTCTTGAAAGTGTAAACTGAACGAACTTCTTTGCCGTCAATCTTCAGAACCTCTTTCTTTTTTTCAGGTTCTTTCTTGGTTGTGAGTGTCATCTCTTCTTCCTCCTGTGTTTTTTCTGGCTCTGGTATATTGCCAGTCTCTGTGATAGTTGCATCGGTTTCTGGAATGGTTTCTTTTGGTTCTTCACTTAAACTGCCAGCGTCGCTTGGTTTTACTTCTGGTTTTGTCTTGTCTTTTCCTAATCCAAACATTTTCCTTCCTCCCTTTTGTTTTTTTTTGCTTGCTTTCTTGATTTTCTTTTTCATACTGCCTCCTAAAAATTTTGTTTTACTTTTCCATTTGGTAATATTTCATATTTGTTTGTGCCTGCATATCTTTCCAAATCTTCCATTGTGGGTTTTGGTTTTGTATATGTTCCCGATAAACTTCCGTCTTTATTTATAATGATATAACTCTTTCTTTTGCTATTCAATATTTTTTCCAATTCTTTAACTGTTGGTTTTTTCATATTGTTTCCTGCGAAGTCCATTCATCCATAAATGGAATTGAAGTGCATCTCTCGTTCACCCGATTCTCGGGACTTAAAATTGGGTCACCCGGGAACATGGGATGCTCTATCTCTCCAGTTCTGTCATTTCTCAAATCAAAAGGCTCATCTATATTTTTTATCTGTCCATTTGCTTCCGCATGAGAAGGTCTCTCTCTCCCATCTATCGTTGTTAACCATTGTTTTTTAAGAGTAGGCAGTGCTTTCTGATATTCCTGCTGTCTAATTTGCGAAGCCATATTGAATACACTGCCAACTTCAGTGCGGACTATTGATTCGCCCCTGTCCTGAAATAGGGCTAAGGCGGAATCAACCTTCAGTGCGGCTTCTGTTGGAGTTAATTCTCCAAGCAAAGCCTGATTTAATGCAGACTTGATTTTTGCTTTAGCTTCTTCGGAAGCTCCTGTAATTAAATCCACAGACATATTTTTCATAATTAGAAGTTGTTCTTTTGAAATACCAGGTATGCTTACTTTTATTTTTGAAAGTTTGATTGGCTCAGAAACTAATTCATCACCCAGACTATATCCTTTATCCTGAAATTTATGAAGAGATTCAGTTCCCTTAGTTTTGAATTCATCCAGAACTTCATCTATGTATTTTTTTATGCCCTTGAGATGAATAGCATCAATGCCTTCTGCGGAAGTTATTTTTTTTGTTATATCATCTCTAATCTTGCCGATATAATCTACAAAGGATTTTGCGGCTTCATCATTCAAGTCAAATCCTTGTTTGGTTATCTCTTTAATTTTATCAGCAATTTTTTTTCTTACTTCATTCGATATCGGCATTTTCTTTTTTCGCCTCTTTGGAATCTTCATTAGAAAGTTTTTTAAGTTTCAATCTTGCTTCTTTTACTTTTGCCTGTAGATATTCTTTGAACTCATAAGTGGATTCGGACATATCATTTTTTATCGGCCCTTCTTCTATTCTCATATCAAATCCAAATTGAGATAAAACAAATAGATATGCTTTTTTAGCCCAATCTTTTGTAATCCACTGCTGGTCTTCTCCAACCACTAATGCATTTGATAAATTTGTTATTGCAGTAGATAAACTTGAAAAATCTTTCTCGGCAAGTTTCGGGAAGAATAAACTGAAACTTCTATCCACATCAGGTTTCAACCTGCCATGAATAATTGCCTGGTCAATTACAAAAGCAAATATTTCAGTAACCATATACTTGACATAAGTCTGTCTGGATTTCAGTCTTTTGAATACCGGGCCGGACATTTCGATGGCCGTAGCTCTGGTAGTATTCTCCCCCTCAGCAAAGTAATGAGGCGGGAATCCTGCCTGTCCAAGAATATGAGATTTAAACATCTTGGCTTCTTCTGAGGCATCCGAAGATTCCAGCTTGGGAGATACAGTCTCCCATTTTACTTTTTCATTATGAGCGCGGACAGAACCTGGCTTAGGCATTTGAAAATCTTTCATCCATTCTTTTATCTGCTCAGGATTATATCCTTCAAGAAGTATATCCCATATAAAATGATTGGTTAAGTGTGAACGGTCAAGGCGGTTGAATAAAAATCTTTCGTAACCATCTATCCAGTCGGCAATAGAAAGTAAATCGGATATTCCGCGGGTTGCTGTAGATAATTTATTTACTGCGAAGAAGAATGCTTCTCCGGTTCTATATCCATAACTTTCTGAATTGGCATCCATATCCAAAGCAATAACTTTATATTCTTTTTGTTTATCATTTGTTAAAGTTGTCTTGAGAATAATTTTCTGCATCTCTTCTATATTTTCTGGATTGACTGTTATCTTTGAAATCTGTGAAGGGTCAATAACTCCAAGTCTTACAAAGCCATTATGTTCATTCACAAACACCGGATATAATTGCTCGCCATATAAACCAAGTTCCATTACAC